TAGACCATTGTAAATACATATAATGAGTTCCGGTTAAATAAGTAACTTTATTGTTATTTTTAAACCAAAAACCATGTTCACGTTTAGTAAATTCCACATCAATGAAATCATACCATTTTTCTTTGAAATCTTCTGGATATTTATCCCATTCAAATACGCTTTTAATTTTACTTAAAACTTTAGGTAGTGGAGTTCTTTCCCATCTTCCAGATTCAAAATTATGAATTTCTTTAGGTGCTTTAGGTAAAGCTATTTTTAATCCTTGAATTTCATATACTTCACCAATCATTCCAGATTTACTAATTACAATAAAATCATGTTCTTCATTGTTACCATATTCCCATTTTTTATGCCTATTATTTCTTTTAAGCGTTTTAGCTTTTACGTAATTAGGTAATATCTTATATAAAGTTTGTTCGTACATTATTTAGACCTCCCTTCTGCAAAACCTTTAAAAGATTTTTCTTTCTTTTCTTCTACTTTAGGTTTATCTTCTAGCAAATTCTTTTCTTCTTCAATTCTATTTAAAATTTCAAAAGCATCAAATATAGCGAGCTTTTTAGTAGCTGCAGCATTTTTTAATCTATCTGCGGAAATATCTGGTCCATAATCTATAATTGGTTCTTTAGCAACTTTGATTAATTCATCTACTGCTACTTGTCCAGCTTGGATTATATTCTTCTTCGTTTCCTTGGTACTCATATTTTATAACAATATCATTTGATTTCATACAATATAAACGTTTGCCATCAATTAAAAACTGCCATTCTCTATTTGGTCTGAAACCAACTAAATCTCCTTCGTTTATATCAAGGCTTTTTAAATATGGATTACCATATTTTAATATACCTTTTATTTTTTCTTCTTTATCTACAACTTTATCATCATTGTTTTTAATAGGCTGAATAAAACACCTATCATTAAATGTATTCCAATGGTTTTTATGTTTATAAAGATATATTTGATCTAAAGAAACAAAATACAAATCTTCTTTAAACCAAGATCTACTTACTTTTTTTACACCGCGTGTATCATAAAAAGTTCTAAATACATTTTGATGTATAACTATAGTGTCACCTTTTTTTATATTAGTGTTAAAAGCTAACGGTGTTGCTATTACTTCTGCTTCTCTATTTATAAATTTCCAAGCTTCTAACTGAGTATTAACAACTAAGTTTTTATCTCCAACTTTTATTTCATTATTGTATTTATCACCTATAGGTTTTACAATAAAATCATACAAACTTTTCATTAATATTCTAAATCATACTCAATAGATATAGCCATGTTAGAATTAAATTTTTTCCATGGTAACACCTCATTGTTCTTTTTTATATAAATATTATAAGAATTATCTGAAGAGTCAAATAGTATGTGTGATATTTCATGACCACCGTATACTTGTTGACCAATCGAATAATGCATTGCATCATTTTTATAGTCTGAACCTATACTGATTTTTCTAATATTATTCATCTTCATTTTTTTCGATAGGTGTATATTCACCTGTCTTCAAATCAATATTAACAGAACCGTATTCTTCTTCTAATTCTTTTTTAGTTTGTTCTATATCATTACTAAGAATTTTAACTTCACTAGCAATGTTATGTTTTTGTATTTCCAGTACGCCTATATTGTTTAATAAACGTGATAATTGTTGTTGTTGATCAGTTATTTTTTTCAACTGATCGTCTGTTATTTTTTTCATTTTATTTAATTTAATTAGTATCTATATATATAGTTACGCTATTTTTTCAAAACTTACCTCTATTGGTCTATTACCTTGATCAGATGGAAAAGGGTTGCTTAATGCCCCTACGCCATAGTTAGAAAAGCCAATTTGAAATTGAACTACATCACCAGCGCCAAATGTATAAAATAATTCTCCATACATTAATTTATCTCCATCACCGTCATTATGTCTATCATTTACAAGTCTAATTGTTATTGATGGCCCACCACCAAATGGACTTATAACAATGTCACAGTTTACATCAACAAAAGTATTTTGATCAAACCAATGTTGACCTGTTCTAATCAACCATGTTCCATCTCCATTAGCGCCTAATGTAAACGCTGCTATTTGTCCAGCGTCGCCTCCAGGAGTATTATTACATGTCCAACCATAATTTGAAATAGTTGTACCGCTTGGTAAATTATTAGTTTCTAATGAAGGAGTTGTATTAAAAGGTAAAAAACTAACTGTATTAGTTCCAGGTGGTGCAGGAGGTGGTGGAAAGTTTGTATATGCTACAGGATTTCCATTGTTCCATTGAAATACTTGAACTAATTGATAACCATTAACCCATTCAACTCCTGCAGACTGTGCTGCTAATATTTTTCCAACTTGACCTGTAGTACCTGTTGTATCAGTAATATCATTATCAATAACAATTGTATCTGAAAAAGTAGCTACTCCACCAAATTGAGAATCACCACTTACATCTAAGTTAAATTGAGGAGGAGATGCTGGTGTAAAACCACCAATACCAACTTGACCAAAAGCACTAATGTATAAACTTGTTTGAAGAACCCCAGCGTCATCAGCGTTTTGAAAAACTAAATCTTGACCATCAGGAGCAATACTACTATCTTCTGTAAATATTTTACCTGCAACAACTGGATTAGATGCAGGTGCATCTCCTACGCCATTAAATACTACGGCTTGACTACCTACACTTGGACCAGCTCCTGTAGCTGCTAAATTTAAATCACCTGTTAACTTCTCAGAAGCTCCAGCTGTTAAAGGTAGATAAGGACCACCTGATAATGTTATTAAACTAGAAGCTAAGTTAGCTGGTGTTATTTTTTTATTAACAGCGCCTTGATAACCTACTATATCATCAAAATTATTTATATCTGCTTCTGCAGTAAATTGTGAAAATTTTATATTTGCCATTTTATTATTTTATTCTCTGATCATTAAATCAGCATTGTTTTCTGTTAACATAAAGTCTACTCCATTTTCTAATATAATGAAGTTAGTTATGGGTGCTCCGCCTGTACCCGGTGCATTGGGTATAGCAAGTATTGCGTTTGCGTTTCCTAATATAGTTGGTGCCATCTATTGCAGTGCTAATATATCTGAAGCAGTTGTTCCTGAATCAAATACTCTTATTACTTGTAAAGGAACATATGAGTTATTAGCTACATTTTTTAATACTACAGGATCTTCACTTGCAGCTGGTATAACTGTTAAATCACCTGCGGTTCCTACAAATAAGCTAAAACCTTCTTGACCTTGTTTGTTATTTGATAAACCACCGTTACCTCTATATATATCGAAAGCAGCTCCACCACCTAATCCTGGTGCAGATAAAGTAAGTTGAGTATTACTATCAACTGATTCTACTTGAGCTATAGTACCTGTGCTTGGTTCATATACTACATCACCTGCAGCTACTCTTGCGTAATATCCTGTTGCAGCTGGATTAGTTTGTCCATCTAAAAATAATGTTCCTACTGCTGTTAAGGTTGTTCCTGCGCCTATATTACTTCCACCTAAATAACTTCCTGGCTCAGGAATATTTATAGTATCGTTAGGAATAACGTCTATTGCTTTTGTTGGTTGATTACTTGCCATTTTTATTGTTTTTGTTTAAATATACTTGTTGCTTTTTCTGTTGTACGTCCGCCAAAATAGGCTAAAACTACCGCCATCATTACTTTTTCAAACGTATCGTTCCATGTTGAGTGTATGTTAAAAGGTATTGTTTCAACACTGTCTAATATACCAGCAAATGAAAAAATAACTATACACCATATTAATATTAATGGACGTACATTTTTAGACATCCAAGAGTCAGACATTGAATCTGCCTGCCATCTTGAAGTTATCGCCTCTATTTCTTTATTTTGTTGATCAAATATTAACTGTTGTAGTTTTATTTTATCTTCATTAGGCGCGTCAGATTTTGTTATTTCTGCTATAGCTTCTTGCGGTGAAGTTACGCCTTTTAATACATTTCCTAACGTAGGATTTATCACAGATGTAGCACCTAATAATAATTTTCCTACAGTAGTGTCTTTAAATTCTTTTTTGCTCATGAGTTTTTATATGCTTCGTCTTCCCAAGGTAATGCAGAATTACCTTCGTCCATATTTTTTCTTGGATAAGTTTTACCTTTCCAATACACATTATCATTATCATAATCTAAATCACCTCTTTTCATTTGATCTATGTGTACCATTTCATGATCAATTACTTTAGGTATCATATCTACATCAACATCCTTATCAATAATGATAGTTAAATTTTTATTTGCCTTACCTAAAACACCTTCCTCCATATCTACATGATATATTGGAACAGACCATTTATAAGGTGGGTTATTTAGTTTAAATCCCATGTTTATTTTTTTCTTGAGGGAAACATTAGATTTAACGCATCTCTCCGTTTATCACATCCACAAGGGACACCAGTAACTTCTGACGCTTTGTCAACAAGTTTCTTGATGCCCGTTGCTTTTGTAAATTTCTCAATTCTATCCCCTAATCCTCTAGGTTCCATACTTATGCTACTACGAAACTTCTCCAGTATACTTTTAATGCTGGATCATATGCAGCTGTTGCATCAGCAGTATCTTGAGGTAATGAACAAGTAGATTTCACTCCACCTGGATTAGCCGTGATAGCTCTGTTGATAGCAGCTTTTACTTTGTTCACGTAATCTGTTGAAGCTGGTACGTTAGCATTAGGCGCATCTGCCGCGTCTGGTGAAGTTGCACAAATAACTGTACAAGTTTGACCATCTTGCAAATCTATTACTGCTTTCATTTCAGCTGAAGCGTCTACTGCTATGTTTTGAATAGCATCTGCTAATAATAAGTTGTCACCATCTATAGCTGGAGCTAAAGTTCCAGCACCATCAGATACGCCACCTACTACGTTAAAATTTATCCATTTTGCCATGATTTTTTGTTTTAATTATTAATACTTATTTATTTATTTTCTTTGGTTTTATACAGTTCCATGACTGTTATGTTCCTCTTTTTTGCATGTCTTTAGAAAACTCCTGAATTCCTTCAGCAGCTCCAGAAACTACATCCTTAACTTTACCTCCAATTTTTTTAACTGCTTTTTTTACTGCTCTACCACCTCTTGCTAATAAACTAGCATCTTTACCATCTTCATTTTTTAATGGAGAACCACCCATTCTAGACTGACTAGCATGCTTAGACATCCAAGGTCTACTGCTATCCATATCTCTTACTACTGGGTTGTCTTTCATAAGATCTTTTCTTTCTTGCTTTGCTGACTCATGGTGCATACCTGGTCCATCACCATGATCCATTTCTGGTCCATGACTTTTACCATGCATACCCGGTCCGCTTCCGTATTTGTCCATTGAAGGACCATCATATTTGTTTGGCATAATTTTGTTTTTTAATTGTTGTTGTTTTTATTTCTTTTTA